TTTAACAGATTATTTGTCAACAGATCAATTTCTGAAATTCCCAGCAATTTAAGTATAGCTGCACCTATGGTATAATCCCTCTCATCAACAGAGTGTCCGATTTGCAAATTAGCATCAACAGTATCCACGCCTTTTTCTTGCAATTTATATGCTTTCATTTTGTCCATGAGCCCAATACCACGCCCTTCTTGATTCAAATATATAAGGAGCCCTTCTCCTTTTTGTTCTATAAGCTCCAAGGCTTTGTGTAATTGCTCGCCACAATCACATCGTAATGACCCCAAAATATCTCCACTACTACAGCTTGAATGAATACGAACGATTGGAATATTTTTGGTGTTTAAAACATTACCTTTACCAACGACAAAACAATCTTTTCCATCCTCTTCGTTATGAAATGGAATCATAAAAAAGTCTCCCCAAATAGTTGGCATATGGACTTTTTCTCCCTTTACTACTTTTATATTGCTCATATCGAAACTTACTTGCTTGTTGAAGTGTCTGATTTAATAGATGTTTGTGTCTCATGCCAAATTCTATTGGTTTCCATTCGACCAGCACACATAGATCTATTGAATCCTTTCAGTTTGTCTTGCCAATTGTTGTCAATAAATCTATAATTCCAAATTCCATCATCATCAAAGATTTCTCCGATTTGGTATTTTTTACCACTAACCATATTGCATGGGTAGATTTTGCCTTCTGGATCCATATATAAAAAATCCAAATATTCCCATCTGCCTGCAAGGCAGAACCTTTTACAGCGAGAAGCTTTTCTATAATGATCTTCATTATATGGATTCAGACCAAAAGCAGCCATTTTACTGAACTTAATCTTTTGTGTGTACTCGGAATTGTTTAACATCTGCCAATATTTCCAAAAACATTTTATGTCCTGTGGACTTAATACCTGATTATACATATTGTTTTTTGGATCAATACAGAAATAATACATGAAATAAATCTCATGCACACCTAATTTTATTGCCTCTTCGACAAAACTGGGGATTGTATGAAGTGTACTTTTCATCACGACATAATTTAATGTAACCCTAAAACCATCTTTTAGGGACAATTTTATTGCCTGGATTACATTCTCCCTTTTCCGCCCAGTAATATAGTTATGGCATTCTTTGGGAAAAATAGTAAACTTGATATCCGATATATTATTTTCATGCAACAAAGGAAAGAACTCCTTATATCGACTTGTTATAAGAATACCATTTGTAGTAATTTCTGTTGAGTGGCATTTTTTCTTGATTTTTAGAAAATCCCAGTAATGAGGTAACCATTCATTTACTATAGGGTGTACGATATAACCATCTTTGAGAAATAAATCAGTGACAGCATCTGCTTTTGCATAGTCCCATCCCCTTCCTCTGGGATCTCCCTTTTGATAACAGTGCTTGCATTTTGAGTTACATTCTCTGGACATCCATATGGTTATGTATTTCTGATGAAAATTGTCCGGTAAATTTTCCGAACCTAAAAAAGAATAAGTTTCTTCTACAAATCCTTCTTGACGTCCGTCATAATTGAAGTCATTTAAGTTTATCATGATTTGCGCAATTATCTATTTTAATGGTTGAGTTTTATTTCTTCAAAGAAAGGTTTATTTACCTGTTCTTTTTCAAATATATCCTCATGTTCAATAGCACGATAAATAAGAAAGGTGTTTGCCAGCGTTTTTTTATTAGATATTCCAGTCATCACTTTTATAAGTTCCACAATAGCAGTGGCACATACAATGGATATTATTGGCGCAAAATACGGTAAATCCTGTTCTTCTGTGTCAAATTTTCCTTCATCAACATTTTTATCAAAACCTATGCTAATCGCATTTTTTATTGTGGAAACGCTAATTCCAGGTATATATGTATACACAAAACCTTTATAGCCCAATTGTGCAATATGCACAGCAGGAACATTGTGACTTATACAGAAATTGTTTATCATATGGTGCGCTTCAAATTTATCAACAGCAACAAATATTGAGAGATCTTTGTATCTGCCATACAAATCCTCTAAAATTTGATTACTTATTGGCTTTGAAATGGTTTCTATCTCAATAAATGGGTTTATTTTTCTTAACGCAATTTTAGCAGAAGTCACTTTATCTATACCCAATGTTGAATGGCTATGTAAAAATTGTCTGCCAAGGTTCGATTCGCCTACGGTATCAAAATCACATAACACCAACCTTCCAACATTAGCTGTCGCTAATTGTAAACTTGCAGAACATCCGCCACCACCAAGACCAATAACGACCACAGTAGAGTCTTTTATTCTTCTCATACCATCTTTCCCCATAAAAGGAAGAATTTCTTGCTTGCGAAATCTTAGAGATTCTTGTTCTTTCATTTTTTTTAAGTTTAAAATATAAATTATTTTCCTAAGATAATTCTGTCTGTCCATAATTTACTATACATCTTTGAAAGCTTTAGCATAGTATTGGAGAATTTGCAACATAAAAACATCTCAGCATTTTGATTGTTTATATTTGCAAGTTTGTAATATGGAGAATCTGACACAGGAACACAGCCAGCATTTTTGAAGATTTTATCCGTTCCAACCTTCAAAGTAGCAGATACAAAAAAGGCTTTTATATCAGAATCTAAATGTAAGTTTACCCATAGAGAAAGTACCAATCTTAGGATAGAAGAAATGTTTTTCTTCTGCCTCTGTTCAGGGGTAACTGTCCAAGATGAGTCGTAAAGAATATCGCTTCCATGTTCCAAAAATTTGTTAGCTGATTTTTGAATTTCTGAAGATAGAACATGGTTTCCACCTATCATCGTTAATTCTATGGGTGGAAATGACATTTTGAATTCTTTACAAGTACTATACCGTAATGTTTCAAACATTGCTATTGGATTCAAGTCTCCATTCGCCTCTTTAGTGCATATAGCAATGTGATTGCTAAGAAAATCATATGCACCTATAGGCATAATGGAATTACCATATTCATATTGGTATCCCATAATTTTCAACTTGATCAGTTTGTTAAACATTTCATAGACCTTTGAGTCATTGATGTTTAAAACTGGATTTTTAATCTCAACTACTTGATAATCCATCTTATATCTTTATGTTTGTATTATGTAATTCAAATATTATATAATTACACATAAACAATTTCTTAATTCCACGAAATGGAAAAGGTATGTTTATTTAATATTCGTTAATTGCCATTTTACAACAAATTTATAAAAGGACTTCATAGAGAGGGTATATACGAATATCAGCAAACATAAAAATGTTTGCATTAGATAATTCTTCATACCATCCAGACTGTAACTGTCGGTTTTGGAATTTCACCAAATCAGTTCTATAAAATATAGAAGTCGCGGACTATACCGCCGGTAAGGAATTTCACCCTGCCCCTGAAGAATCCAATTATTTACTTACTAAAACATAGGGAAAGATACAAGAAAACACATGGCAAGAATTGCAATGTATAAACCTCGTACCATCCAGACTATAACTGTCGGTTTTGGAATTTCACCAAATCAGTTCTATAAAATATAGAAGTCGCGGACTATACCGCCGATAGGGAATTTCACCCTGCCCCCGAAGTTCTTTGCAAAGATACATATAAAGTATAATACTACCAAAAGAAAAACGCATAAATTTTACACCACATCAACATTTTGTCATACAAGACCTCTATAGTGTCTAATTATAACGATAGATTAATTAATGATTTATAGATGTCAAAACTATATAAGAATTAATTGCCTTGTTGCCTATTTTCCCCATACTCTTTAATGGATTTTACAAAATGATTTGTGATGTACGGAAGTTCAAAATCCTCTCTGACTTCATTCCACAACTAAAGGAAACATATCCTTTCCGTTCACGTGTTGGTAGTATGTAGTCATATCGTAGTAACACACATAAACAGCTAATAGCTACAACGTAATCCTTTCTCTTTTACTGTATTACCTTATATTGTAGTAATGTAGTAAGATAACTGTGAAAGAAAAAGAATTGATAGATATTCAGCTATCAATACACCTGCCATACATGATGATAGGGGTGAGTGCATTCTTCGGACACATTAACTCACTGCACACATACTTTCTGAATAGGTGGGCTTCCACGCTATCCAACAGAAAGGAAAGGGCGATGATTGTTGGCAGTGGATAGATCGGTGCGAAGCCCTTTACCTCCTTATCTTTGATTATCACCCTTTCACCTGCGCCTCTTTCATTGGGAGACAGGACGGATTCTTCGGCTATCGTTCGTAGTCTGCCGTTAGCTTTCCTCCATGTTACCCCGAAGAACCTTGCAAGCTCTCCCTCCGTCATAGCAATCTCGCCTTTGCCCTTGCGGACAACCTGCATATTACTGCCCCAATCAAAGTAACTGCGATGATTGTCCATACTGGTTATTTTTTTTGGTCTATAGCTCGTATTCATGCCGTTTCCTCCATTTTATAGATTGATATATCCGAAGGTTCACAAGCCCCTTTCTCCGTTGGTTCTCTCTTCATTTCCGATTGTTTGGCGATGAGCCTGTCCATATCCTCCGAAATTTTCTTGTACGTTACCTGAGCATAAATCTGTGTGCTTGATATGGAAGCGTGTCCCATCATCTTGGCTATACTCTCAATGGGGATTCCTGCATTGAGTGTCATGGTGCCGAAAGTATGCCTTGCCATGTGGGACGACAACCGTTCCTTAATGCCGCAAGCCTTGCCCACAATGCTAAGTCTGTCGTTTATCACGCTCCGGCTGCATTCATGGGGGAAGATAAGGCTGTCGCCTTTTTCTTTCACCGCCTGTTGTTCTCCATTCTCTTCCTGCTCTTCCATACAATGGCGGATAATGGTCTCTGCTATCGGGTGCAGCGGAACAATGAACTCCATCTTTGTCTTTTGGCGTTCCTTGCGGATATACTTTCTCCCGTCCGCTGCCGTCTGGATATGCTTATGTTGCAGTTGTTCCATATCGGCGATTGCCAGTCCCGTAAAGCAGGAAAAGACGAACATCTGCCTTGCCAGTTCTGCTTCCCTGTCGTTCATCTTCATTGCCATAAGTTTCAGTACCTCGCTCTTTTGCAAAAAGCGTATCTTATTTTCTTCCTTCTCATACTTGGCATGCTCAAAGGGATTGCAGCGGATAATCCTCTTGCTGACCGCACGGAACATCAGCCTGCTCAGCCAGCAGAGATTGTTGTTGATTGTACTTCCCTTCAATCCTCGCTTTTTGAGAAAGAAACGGTATTCCTCAAACAAGTCCTCCGTAATGGTGGAAATGGGCATGTCCTGCAATCCTTTATCTTCCACAAACTCGCGGAGGTTCTTGTCTGAATGGGACAGATTATGATAGGTGCTTTCTGCCCTTGACCTGCCCACACTCTCCCTGACGGATTGCAGTTCCGCCCTGCTCATGCCAAGTAGCGTTGTCGGATTATCAGCTATACCTTGCAGGCGGTTCTTGATAAGTTCGGCACTTACTACTCCGTCCCTAACAAGAATATCCCGATAGGCCTTTTCCACAAGTTCCCTGAACTCATGAAGTCTTTGATTGCTTTTCCTGTCTGTTGTCAAGCCTTGCTTGGAGTTCCACTCGGAGGGATTGCATTCCTCGCCCGTGGTAATGGCTGCGCTCTTTCCGTCTATGGTAATACGGCAGAGGATAGCTGTCTTTCCGTCTGCCCTTGTTTTCTGTCTGTTGATATAGAAACAGTATCTTGAATGTACTTCTCATTGTCTTGATATTTTGATTGAATGAATAAGGAATAAAGTAATTTGATAAGGCTTATATAGTCAACTGCATATCTTCTGTAAAAGAAAGGAAGCGGTCAAATTCCTCAAAGAGTTTTTGGGGTGTAACCTTTGCATAACGCTCGGTCATACTTACATTGCTATGTCCGAGCATCTTGCTCACCGTTTCAATAGGCACGCCCTGTTCAAGCGTGATGAGCGTTGCGAAAGTATGCCTTGCCGTATGCGTGGTAAAGGGAAACGATATGCCTGCACGAAGTCGTAGGGCTTTCAAGTAAACCTGATAGTTCTTGTACTTCATGTACGGAAGCAGCGTTTCCCTTTCATCGCTACGGTACTTCGCTATTAGCCTAACGGCTTCGGGCAGCAGTTTGATACGGCAGAGTACGCCTGTCTTCTGACGATTGAACTTCAGCCACAGACTGCCTTCATCATCACGGACAAGATGGGATTTGTTCAGTTCCATCAAGTCGCAATAGGCCGCACCAATATAGCAGGCAAAGAGAAAGATGTCCCTTGCTGTTTCCATTTCCTCCTCCAAATCATCAAAGCGGAGTGCTTTTAGTTTGTCCAATGCTCCCCTGTCAAGAGCCTTGGGCTGTTTCTTGTCGCCCTTTGATATCTTAACCTTGTCAAAAAGGAGCGTGTCAGCCAATCCCTCACGATAAGCCAACCTGCATACCGTCTTCAAATGAGTGGCTACATTATAGAACGTGCTTTCCTGAAAACCGCACTCACTTAAGAAATACTGCCGGAACTCATGGATAAAATCCTCTGTAAGTTGCGAGAATGCCAAGTCCGAAACCTTGTACTTCCGTTGAATAAACTTCTGTAAATGTATGCGGGTGGAGTGGTAGCCGTGTATGGCTCCTTCCTTGATGTCTATACCTACATGGTTTTCCTTTTCCTTGATGAGCATGTCCAGCCTTTCGATGAGCATACACCGTGTCTGCACGCTGCCCTGAAACTGCTCTTTTATATCGGTTGCGTCAAACCAGCAACATTTGGAGAGTAAGGACTGATAAGCCGACTGAACGGACAGCAACAGGTTTTCCAACCTGCCGTTCACTTCCATCGCCTCATGGCTCTTTCCGTCCATACGACTCTCACGCGGATTCCAAAGGTCGGGATTACAGGAGAGCTTGCAGCTGAACTGCGCAATAGAACGCCCAATGGTAATGCGTCCCATAATCGGGGCTTTTCCAGACTTGTCAAGACCGCTCTTTTTAAGGTAGAGCAACACCTTCATTTTCTCTGTTTTCATACGCTTCGATGTGTTGTGGCAAAATTACCAATTTCAAAGCGTTCCTTACTTATGCAGAAAACTGCCGACCGAAGCAACAGCCACACGAGCGGAAATAATTCAGTTACCGAATATTACTCCATCGTTACCTATGCTAGAATCGGGTAACGTTCTGGTAACTGAACTTCTGCCTAAATCTGCATATTGCTGCCCTTTTTGAAAGAGGCAGTTTTATGCAAATTGTTCCGTTTCCTGCTTATTATCAGTCAGTTTACACCAACTTCGATTTTACTTCATTTTCTTTGATTAGTTGAAAAGGTGGCTATCTCAAAATGCGAGATAACCACCTAAAGAAATAAAATGAAAAGTTTCACAGAACTGTGCTTCTCAAAGCACGAATAGCAAGGTGGCACAGAGAATTGCCAACCAAAAGAGAATGCTCAGCAGCGTAAATGTTACTTTCAGAATTATCCGGACTATAAAGCGTAGTATCAGAAAACCTGTAATGACTGACACGGCAGTTACGACTTGCGGCGTTACAATCTTCGAGATAAGCCAAATGACACCGATAACGATAGATAGCAGGATAGCGAGTTCGATGAAGCGTGTCCAAGAGAAGCGGCGGACTTGCATGGGAGAAGTCGGCTGCTGCTTGATATTGTCGGTTTTGTTCGATGCGTCTGCCTTGATGAAGGCAGGTGTGTGAACGTCTTGATTCATGATGTTTATATTCATATCGGAGCTTTTAATAGTTCAAGAGCAATAACAAGATATTCTGCCTCACAAAGCCAAGTGTTTGCCCAAACTCTTGGTGTGTGGGGAAGAATAGTTATCTTGGCTCTTGACACTACAAAAGCTCCCGATGGTGTTACATCAAGTCATGTTCTCACTATCGACTGTTGGCAGACCATTAACCTCGATAAGCAGAACGATTGTCCCTGTCAGTTCGGTGTAGAGTTTCTCATAATCTGGAGTTGCGCCAAAGTCGTCTGTCAGTTCATACTTGTTGAAAACGCTTTGCACAGCCTTATTCTTCAGAAGCATTGGTGCTAATCTTTCAGGAAGAGGAGAAAGGAGTTCTTTCTCAAATTCATTCTCTAAGACGGATACAAGGGTGTCGTACTTGGAAAAGTGCAGCCCTCGATACAGGACTTCGCTTGCCATTGTCTCTGCCTCGGGATGAGAAAAGCCTTGCGCTACTGCATCACAGTAGGTAGTAAGGGCTTCATCGGCTCTTGCCGTTATGAATGGTTTATCACCCAGCATTTCGGGGAAATGCTCACTGAGATAATTCTCTAATTTCAATCGGAAGTAAGATAGTTCTTTCTTTGTTTCCATAATCGTCTATTATTTTAGGGTTATACATTAATATATTATATGTCCATGGCTGTATTGAACTTACTGAGTTTTCCAGCCAGTTCTTCCATATCATGCTCTATCTTCTTGTTGGTGATGCGAGCATAGATTTGTGTAGTCTTTATGTTGGTGTGCCCCAGCATCTTCGACACACTTTCCATCGGAACGCCCTTACTCAGCGACATTGTGGCAAATGTGTGGCGTGCAAGGTGGAAGGTCAGCCTCTTCTTGATACCGCAAAGGTCGGCAATTTCCTTGAGATAAGCGTTAATCTTCTGGTTTGTAAGTACCGGAAGGAGTTTACCGTCCCGATAGGTCTTATGCCCATATTTGGTGATGATACGCTTAGGAATGTCAAGAAGCAGCACATTGGTTTCCACGCTTGTCTTCTGTCGTTTGGTCATAATCCATTGCTTGTCGTCAAGCGTAACGATGTTGTCCGGCGTAAGGTTGGACACGTCTATATATGCCAGACCTGTAAAGCAAGAGAAGATGAAAACATCCCTTACCAGTTCCAGGCGGTTGATACCGAAATCCTTGTTGGCAATCTTCATGATTTCCTCGTCAGTGAGGAAGCCACGGTTTACCGGTTCCAAGTGGAAATGATGATTTATGAACGGGTCGTGGTTCAACGCGCCCATCTTCCTTCCCAGTATGGTGATGGTCTTGAAAGTCTTCATCGTTTTCGTGGCCGTATTGGGATTCTGCCCAGCGGTTGTACGCAGATAAATGTCAAAGTCATGAATGACGGTGAATGTCAGTTCAGACAGGCGAATGTCACAACGCTTGTACTTTTCGTTCAAGAAGGCCGCAAAGTGTTTCTTACACACGTTGTATTTCTGCAACGTTGCCACACTCACCGAGACACCAACCTGTTCCTGTATGTCCGTATTATGCTTCTCGAAAAGCTGCATGAGTGTGCAGACATTGTCCTGCCTGCCGAGATACTCAGACTTGATGCGTTCCAAGCACAGGTCGTCCGTCATTTCCAACTTGCGATAGATGGTTTGCAGGTCGTTTTGGATGCTGTCCAACTGCAAGTTCATGCTTAGGGCTTCGGTATTGCGTCCTTTCACCCGTTCTCGCGTACTGTCCCATTGATTCTGTTCAACGGCGACCCCGGCTGAGCCTATGCACAACCGTTCGTTGTTAAGGTAAATCCTCAACATCACAGGGGTCTTGCCCTCCTTGTTTACATAGTTGCTTCTGAGATAGAAGACTGTTCTGAAAATTGATTTCATACATTGACTGTTTTTAATTGTAGCTGGATTCATGGGAAATTGTTCCACATCGAAAGGTGTTTTATAGCCTAAATGGATGGAATGAACTTCCATATATCCCACTGCAAAGTTCTACATAATCATTTGAATAACAGCAACATATAAGTACTCTAAACAATCTCTGTACGTACTCTTGGTTACAATTTTTATTCGGCTCATCTTTTTGTAACCAGATTGTAACCGTAGGAGAGTATTTTGGGCGTTTCGGCACCCTCCTTACGTACTCTGAAAAAACATGTAAGTATAAAACAAAAGTATCGTAACTTATTGAAGCTACGATACTTACTGATTTTTTGAAGTGTTTTCTGAAGTCTTCTCCAGAGTACTTCCTGCGGAGAGAGAGGGATTCGAACCCCCGGTACCTCTCGGTACGACGGTTTTCAAGACCGTTGTAATCGACCACTCTACCATCTCTCCAATGTGGAAAAACTTCATGTGTTGGACAATTTTATATGTTGTTGTCTATTCTCTATTATATCAGAGAAACTTGCTTTCATGAAGTGAGTGCAAAGGTAAGAGAATTATTTTAGAAGACCAAATATTTTATTCTTTTTTTGTTTGAAATGTGATAAAGTAAGGGGACAAAGTAAAGAGACATAAATAAAGAGGCAAAAGAGGAGTTATAATATGTTCATTGGATACAAATAACCCTTCGCTTTGTTGGGTTTTGTCTTTTCCTGATTTCACTTGTCAGATTTCATTCTGTTTTACTGTTCAACT